CAAACTAAGCTAATGGCTTGGTTGAAAACCAAAGCAAATACTGTTTGGAAAGGGTGGACATGGAGTTCTCTCGATATCTCTGCTGCTACCGACTCTATTCCCATCATTCTCTACAAGATTCTATTACAAGAACTCTATGGAGGGACTGATGAGGCATATGAGCTGGCAGACAACGTGCTGGACTTAATGACTAACCGAGATTACACGGTTACGGTCGATAAGTCTGTGCACGCTCCACATAAAGAATCTAACTCCCTACCCGAAACGGTACGTTATACACGAGGACAGCCGATGGGCTGCCTCGCGTCTTTCGCACTGTTAGCACTTTGGAACCATTCCTGGGTCCAGTTTGCTTCGTGGTTAGTCTCTGGTAAGTTATGCTTCACCTATGGTGTTACTGGTGATGACGTCGTCATATCAGAACCCAATAAGTCTTCGCCTGTCGGTAACATGTACGCCAATATCTCGAATAGATTCGGGATCGGCATATCTGCTACCAAGTCCTATGTGTCTAGCACTCTCTTCAACTTCCTTTCACGTACGTGGATGGATGGTGCAGAGATCTCACCCGCTTCTATACGGGAAGATGTTCACATTCGTGATACATCAACTCGTACTCAGCGTGCTCTTCGATTGCTCGAAAGAGATTGGTGGAATGTTAGTACAAATGGATGGCTCGCGAGGGCCATGAAGTATTTCCTATATCCTTCTGAATTTATCATTGCAGCAGCATCTGCGCGCAAAGGTAAATTGGAAGGTTATGGGTTACGTGCCGTGTTAGCCTTCTTGAGTCCTTCAAGTTCTATTACTAGAACTCTTGGGATATCAAGCGCTCCAGTGTTTTCGTGGCTTTCTGCTTTCGCAGGATCAACCGCGTTACTGGCGCATGGCGATAAGGTACGTAACAATCTGTTACTTCCACAGGGATCTAATCCCGCTGCTTACTACCCGATGCTTCTAGATCTTGCGAATTTAATTCTTCGCCGGATCGTAGAAATCGGGGAGTTTAATACAGCGGTTTTAGGGCAATACCGTAACTTCGTAACTCACCAAAAACCAGAGTTACAAGGCGGCATTGGTTGCATTTTCCTTCCGTCTTCTAGTGACCTTATGCAAAAGCGCATAGGCGATCAGAGCTGGTTATATCCTGCCATTGAACAGGGTAATAACACGGTTGGATTGGTCTCCCGGTTAGGGGATCAATGGTGGACACCACAGAATATTGAGTGTGCTCTGGTTAAATTGTTTGAA